TTTGTCAAAGAACGCAGAAATAGCGTATACGACTGCACTAGCCATTAGTGATAATATTCCGTGGCATCCAAATAGATCAAATTTGGAGGACAAGGCTCGTATTATTTTGCGTATTTTGTTGGCCATGTCAACTGGAAATACTGAATGCCCGTGGTTGAACATTGCAAAATCAATTGCGGCTTGGTTGCGTAGATACATGCTCATCAAAATGGAAGTTCGGCCTGAATTTGCCGATTCCTATGGACGTCTAGATTCTGATAAATTAGACGGCTCCAATGATTACCACAAGTTTCATTTCTATGAAATGGTTATTCATGAGGATGGCTCTACATCACGCGACACTTTTGTTGTCAATGGAATGGAGTGTAAGGACATTAACACTGAAGAACTACTTGAAGCCATTCGAGTAGTCTCTCTTCGTCATTTCCGACAGCAAGAAGCTCTGGAAAAGAGCAGGAAAGAAAAAGGTCCTCCTGGATGCTTAGTATGCAGACGCTTGGCTCGCCATTGTATTTGCAAGCAAGGTATTCCAGAATCAACTGAACCAGAACACATTGATATTCGTGTTGTTTCAGAAGTAGTTGAGGCTCCTAAACCCGATGACGATGATGATGAATTCGATGGCAGACCAGCCTCTCGAGAGAATCATTCTTATCGGAAAAAATTTCAGCGCGGCAAACCTTGGCGTGGACGGAAAAACCCCAAGAAGAACAAGCCCGAAGCTGGCTTAGCCACTATGGTAGTCAGTTCCACTGCTGGAATAGCTTGGGATCTAATGTCAGTTTGGTTGAATCCTTTCGTCAAATTTGGACATTTGTGGTCTATTGACAAGAGCACTGCGAATCTTATCCGCGAAGAGCTTATTGCTGAGTTGGAATGGATTCCCACAACTGTAGGTACCACCGGCCTTAGTTTGGTACCTAGTGCCTGGTGCCAGCGACGTGATGGATCACTCACTTTATTTGGTAAAGCTAAAGATTACTATGCCAGAGCTGTAGCGGCAGAGTATCAAATCTTTTTACCGCTTACGTACTTATTTAAGCGAGCATTTACCATTGGCTTTGTAGTGTTTTTCCTCACACTGCTACTCCAAAGCATCTTTATTTGGGCTGAGGGTCCAGAAGTGATGACTTACCATCAGACTACTGTTACGAAGATCAATCGAACAGCGTGGCAATCTGCCCCTTTTTTCCCAGAGTACGTGGATGTTAAAATGTACGGGAAAATAGTAGCATCTGATGGCTACTGGGGCACTAGAGTCCAAGATTCTGATGTGGACTTAATCATGAGTTGGCAATATCTCATGTTCTTTGTGCCTTTGTCACTGGTTGTCAATTTTTGCTTGCCTTTTATAGTTCTATTTAGTGGTAACTCTTCAATTCCTATCATTCGTAATTTGCACGATGAACTTGTGCGCGATATGAATTGGCTTGGATCAAATGCCCACCCCTATTACTTAACTCAAATGTTCCTTGGAAAACTTCATTATTGGGGTTATCTCACCCGCGAAGTTGAAATTCGCACTTTCAAGGTTACTACATTGAGTTGGTGGGAAGTTCCACTAGCATTGAGCTTTGCAGTGTTCGTTCTTGGATTTCTATCCATGTGGCACCGACGTGCCATTGGTTGTCACCGCCGATATCAAGCCATCTGTGAAAGAATTAAGCCAGATGATAAGCTTCAGAGTGACTTATATGATAGAATGAAAAGGAATGCCCACGAATTTAACGCTTTTATACCTACGGCCATAGGTTTGGTTGGTTTACTAGCCACAGCGTTGAGTTTGTATAACACTATGCGACATGACAACGAACCACAGGCGGGAACTGTTGTTGAGAAGAAGAAATCATGGAATGATTGGTTTACTTTCAGCTCTTATGTAGCTCCATCTCCCCACACTCTAGCTGGTCGAACATCTGTTGAGAATGCTAACGCCATCAGGCGCAATTTAGTTATTATCAAAGCTACCATTGGTAGTACCCCTAGAGTTGTACGTGGTATGTACATGGAGTCAGGAGTTTTGATGCTTCCCCGCCACTTCTTCAAAGAGGACATGTTTGGAGAAACTATGGTTGAACATGCCGATTGCACCCTGGAGTGCAATAACTATGTTCACACAGCTCGTCTGTGGTCTAAGTCAGCTGTTCGTATTGATGACAAGGACGCACTGCTGGTTCAAGTTCCAACTGGACCAAAAGTGAAAAATCAGGCGAAGGAATCACTTCCAAC